ACTGATGCAGCCACGCCCTGCGGTGGCCCGATCCAGAATTTGATTGGTTGAATTGGCATTGTTAACTCTCTGATTTGTTCCGCGTGTCGCGTGAATCAACCATCCGCGTGTTGTGTAAGTCTTAATCCACGGCGAAATTCACGCGACCCGTAGCCCAGTTCGACACCATAAGTCGCCCGCATAAAGTCCCGCCCTTTGGTCCAGTCGTCTTGCGTCCACCCGATCGTGTGGTTTTGATGAAAAAAGACTGCTGAAGTGATCCAGTGAAACGGGTGCCCACGTGCACGAAAGTGATGCGGTATCCAATAATCCCAAACGGGCTTTCCTATCGCCAGGGGAGCATCCCGAGGAACAGTTCGAGCCATTTTCGGAGTCATCAGGAACGCATCCAGGCCATCAGGTTCTGGCCTCGCATAAGACATCGACGTCGTGTAATTATGTCGGACACAAATTGTCAGTGCGTCAGAATAACCTAACGCCTGCTCAAGAAGGTCACTGCCTCCCTGACATTCAATGTCTGAATTGATCAGGAGAAACGGCGTCCCGGTTTCAGCCCCCAAATGAATCAGAGAACTCACCAGCTGCGTCTGTCGATCGTAGTGCAGAGCCACTCGATCACACGCTATTCCCGTGATGCCTGATGGCAGATCGAGATTTGCCAGCTCGGCCGCGGTGTTCACGGCCAGCACGTCCAGTCCAGCGTCAATCAATGATTGCAGGCACTTGCGTTGTGTTTCCCAGCGCAGCGGAGACGGATTGAGCGAGGTTACCGCGACGCATCGGCCACGGAACCGTCCCGGCGTTGGCTCGCTTTTTTCCCCGCGATCGCAGGGGGCATATTTGCGAATAGTCGCCACCATTATGCACACGTCCCGTATCTGCGCTCGCCAGGGTAATCACCGTCGGTGTCTGGTGCCGTAGCTGTCTTCGTGCTCGCGCAATAGTCCGACACTAGCGCCCAAGCGTACTCCGGAGCGTATTCACTGCCGACGTTTTGCCACTCGTATAAGGCGAAACAGCTGCCACTCACCAGATCACCCGCAACAACATATTGGTCTCCGATGATCACGCCTGTTCTGCCAATAATGTCGGCGCCACCAGCGACGTTTTGACCAAACGGAATGTTCCAGATCACGTCCCCCGTGTCCCAGTCGACCCGATTCACATACCCATTCGAAAGCGTGAAGGCATTTGCAGTCGCAGCCTTCACTTGAATGTACATGTACCGCACGTCGTTTCGAACATTGATTCCGTATGGCGAGGCTGTGGATCGAGCTGGCAGTGTAACCATCATGCCGCGTTGCCAGATCATTTCTGGAATCGGCTCGTCAGATCCTTGCGCGTAATCTGGGCCAGCGACATAGGCGTTCGGGCCGTACGTGTTGTTTCCGAGCAGTGTCAGCAGAGCGTTCAGAAAATCCGTCTCATCATCATCGAAATCGAGCCATGCCGTAAAACTCGTTGGATCGTCGGAAGCGGTCGGGTTGTCAGCCCCGAAGAATGCCGCTCTCCATTGCATGCCAGCATCGACCCAGCGGTGATTGATTGGACTCTGCAAAATGTACTGAATCCGATAGTACGACGCTTGGCCGAAGAACGAATCCGCCGATACCTGGGAGACGTCTCCTTGCTTAAAACGCGTGTAGATTGTTGCCAATGCCTGGTTGCTGGACCGGATGACTTTCTGGCTATTCGCTGACCAGCCTCCTGAGCCTGCTGGAGATCCGGGAGCGAATCCGCGGCAGCCATAGATTGCCGATCCGTCGGCTGCGACCGGAGAGCCTGCGCCGATGAATTCCTGCCCGTATGCACCGAAGTAATCTGCATCGTATCCAGTGAAATCCGTCATCAGAGAGATCGGGTTTGGCGCTGCTCGATCGCACTGATAGATCGTCCCGTCATAGGAGTTCGTCATGAACGAGTCCCAGCCAAGCGCCAGCAGTTTGGAGTCCGTCGCAAACGTCACTCGGCCGTGAATTGCACCATTGATTCCGCCATTAGTCGTCAGCGTGCCAGCGGCCAAATCGATTTCGTGCCACTCCGAGGACTGCCCGGTCGTCTGGTCAGCGCCGCGGCCATTGTCATGCCCGACGATCAACTTTCCACCACGGATGGCAGGACGATAGTACAGGCACCGCGTGCGGCCAGCTGGTCCCCAAATAGGGCCGCGTGCCTCCGTTGGTCGCACTCGCCACGCCTGCGAATACGAGGCGCCTGATCGGGTGAACTTCTCGATTCCAATCCCGTCGACTCCACCGACAACCGCGCTGCCGTTTGTTCCGTGCCCGATGATGTTATCTGAGGCATCGAGTTGCCAGACGGTAGCGCTTGAATTCACAGGGGAAGTGTCGACCAGCGTGGCTGTGATCTCCGCGGTATCCCAGTCTCTAAGCCAGGTACGGACTCCACGGCTCGTTGAAGTGAGTCGCGAAACTTCGAGGAAGTGCGTTGTCGATTGATTCCAAACAATCGTCAGCTCGATGTTCTGCAAGGGATACGGTCCGCCAGTGCCGGAGGCCGACGCGACGTGCGGGAACGCTGCCACCGCCGTTGCCAGGGCAGAGGCTGTTATCCCGATCATATTGGGCACGTCGATCGTCTGCTGCGCATTCGTTCCGTCGTTCTCGGCGACGAACCGCATTTTGACGCCGCCAGTCGGTGGCGTCGCAAGGTCTCGGACTGCAGCAGCGACGAACGTGTATTTGCGTGTGGTCGTTGTGTTGTTGCTGTCCCATGCGATCAGGTATTCACTCAGCGTTGTCCCCGCTGAAAAATTCCCGGACTGTTGCAGCAATTCGCCGTCCGCTGTCGCTCCGAGCACGTCCTGCATCCATCCGTGAGTGGCTCCGCTGATGCTGGGTAGTTCCAGCGGAGTCTCGCCATAGGCCCCATTGCCTGTGTACCAAAAGAACGTGGAGTCACCGATCACGTTTCCTGACGTGTCGAGTTTGCGAATCCACTTTTTGTACCGTTTCACAGAAGTGGTGCGTGCGACGCGCACCGGGCCGCCTGCACCAGCTCCTGATAGAGGCACCATGTGGGAGGAATTCGCCGCGGCCGAATCATCCAGCTCGTAGGCGTACCCATAGATAAAACCATCGGAGGACAGCACAGGATTATCGAGCCAGTGCTGCCAGATCAGCGAGCCATCGACTTTGCTGAACGATCTCAACGTCACAGGACCGATGTCGCAGACGTTGCATTTGCAGTCACAATTTGGAGGACGCCTCATGGTGACGCCTCCAGTCCAGTCAGTGCTTCCCGAGGTGCACAATCTGCCCAAACGATTGTGAGAGTCCCGGACACATATGCCAGCTGGATCAGTGTCCCATCGGCGATCGTGGACGACCCATCACGTCGCACAAAATTGAGACGGTCTGTCAAAATCTCAAGGTTGCCATCGGACTTCACTCCAAGGACTGCTGCGACGCCTGAGGCGTGCCCTGTCAGCGGGTGCGTGGCCGCTGCAAGACTCCCGATGTTCACGGCCCAGAAAGCCGAGTCCTGGACGCACAGCCCGTGACGGCCGACAGGCCATGCAATTTGCCGGCCCGCACTGATGCGTCGGACAGGGACGGCCTGCGTCTGGTCGGCCCATGCGATGCCGCTGATGCGATAGATCGTCCGCGAATTGACTGTGCCCTCAGGATCCTGCCCCGGGAATTCCTGCGGCCCTGCGACCACGACGGCATTTCCCGTCGATCGATTAACGTTAGCGCTGCCGCCATCGCTCTCGGATTTCACGCCGGCGATCAGCGCGGACAATGCCCGTGCTCCGTCGTCGTCCGTCGCAATGGTCCGAAGCGTTGTCACGTAAGTCTCTCACGGATGATTGTTTGGAAGTGGGACGGCCGACCAGTCGGCCAGATCGTCCATCACGAAATAATTCACCAGCGCCCCGGACACCCAGACGGCTTTTCCGCTGGCCGTCGTCGCAGCCGCTGTCGACAGTGTTGCGGACGTCGACGAGCCCACCGTGTCGATCCGTGCCGTCAGCCATCGGCCTTTCGGCCCGCAGCCGGCGACTCTCACGAGCGCCCCCTTGTGGAGCCCGGTCGTGTCGAATGTCCCGGAGGCGAGTGTCAGAGTCGCGGATCCGGCCGTCATGCCGCCGGTACCGAGCTGCGTCGTCCGGAGCGATATCAGTCGCTGTGCCTGGCCATTCGCGTCGAGCCAGATATCGTCGCCGAGGTCCTGATTCTCGGCCGACTGAATTCGCACCTTAGTAATCGTCTTGAGATTCGCGTTAGCCTCGGCGTCGTATGTCGCTTTGCTGACGTCGGCGAATTTGTTGTTCGGCGGAGACGTGCTGGCTCGAGTCTGATAAACCAGCTCGTTCGGTCCCTTGTTCGGCAGCAGGATGTACCATCCATCCGGATCGATGGTGATCGAATACGTGATCGGCCAGTACAGGTTTGCTGGCACGTCGTTGTCACGACTCGGTTCGTCCGGCATGTCGATGTCATGCAGCTTGCACGTGCCGGCCGGATATACCTTGCCGTGGATCGTCACGTTTGCGTTATTGAGTGTGTCTGACAGCTCAAAAAGCCAGTCCGGAATCGACGAAAAATTGTAGGTGACAGGCACCGTGCGCAGTCGTCGTTTGCGGCTCAGACCGGGATACAGGTCTCCGGCCGTGTTGACGAGCGGATAGCCTCGCGCGTCGAAGAACGCCGGCACGTCTTTCGACGCGGACCGCATGCCGCCCTTGATCCGCTGCTCGTCGAACGGCTTGTCCTCGCGTGTCTTGAGCTTCGTCGAATACCGAGCGTGGTACATCCAGACCGTGAGCACCTCCGCGTCGTGATCGCACGTGATGTCGGTGACGATCGCGTTGGTTTTTTCTGAGTGCGATGCTCCCTTGGCCGGAAGCCCGCTGGCGGCGAGGACCGTTGTGAGAGTGTCGGTCTCGGACGTCGTAAGAATGCGCCAGATGTCGACGCAGGACTCCGAGCCGTCCTCGTCGATTTGCCATTGTCCGCGCCTGTAAAGTGTGGCTGTCGCGCTCATACCTTGACGACCCCCGGCCCGCGTTCAGCGATCACCAACTGCCTGGCGGTGATTCGCTTGATTTCCTGCAGCATCGACAGCTGCTGCCGGCTGACGTTGCCCTGAGCGTTGATGATGGAGGTGAGCTGCCCGGCTCCGCCAACCGTCCGCAGGTCTCCGACGTCTCCCGGCCCTTTGACAGCCCCTTCGATGCGCGTCGCGATTTCACCAGCCTTGAGATCCTCCATCAGCTTTGTGAAGCGATCGTCTGCGATTTCTGCCGCATTGGGCTCGTTGGCCTTGCGTTCGGCGATCGTCGCGGCCTCTTTGACCGCCGCTTCCCATTCGGCTTTGGCCTGCTGCAGATCCGTGGACGCCTTGCCGATCGAATTCGCGAACTGCTTCTCTCGCTCAGCGGCTGCGGCGTCGGATTCCTTTTGTGCAGAATCCATGCGTCGCTGGAAATCCTCGTCGAGTGTTTTCCCGACTTCTTCGACGTTGATGGTCGAGTCGAAGAACGCCATCACTTCGATCATGCCGTGAGCGATCGAGTTTTGCAGCGAGCCCCAGATTTTTCTTGCGGCCAGTGCGGCCTCCGCAAACACGTCAACGAATGCCTTTTTCCAGATCTGCCATTCGCGCTGGAGAAAATCGACTCCGACGGCCCATTCATATTTGAGAGTCGTCCAGAGAAATTTTGCGGCCTTCGACCATTCGCCGGAAATGAGCAGGTTCTTCATCGCGGTAAAGTTGGATTTCATGACGCCAAACAACGGCTGAAAGCTGGCTGTGAGTTCCTGAATCGCAGTCCAGCCGCGTGCTGCCCAGTGAATGAGCGCTTCGCCGATCGCCTTCAACGCGCTCATCATCACGGGAACGACCGCAGAGAATGTTTCTAAAAGGAACGAGAGAGCTGGAGCGAGCACCGCTCCGATCACCTTTGCGGTTCCGATAAAGGTTGATTTGGCTTTCGCCCAGGAATCATCCAGTTGAGCGGCTGCCGCGGCCTGCTCGCCAGTAAGCGTCAGGCCCAGTGAATCCGCCTCAGTCATCAGCTTTTGAATCCCGGCCGCTCCATCCTCCATCATGGGCAGCAGGTTTGTCCCGGATTTGCCAAGCAAATCCATCGCAAGCGACGATCGTTTTGCCGGATCCTCGATCTTGCTCAGCCCCTCAGCCACGGCGAGCATCGCCTGATCAGGATTCAGTCCCTCAAGATCCGCTGCGGAGAGTCCGACGGCCGCCAGTGCTTCACTTGCCGACTTGCTGCCGTTGGCTGCCTGTGTGGTAACGTCACCGAGCTTGCGCATGCCTCGCTCGACGTCGTCGATGCTGGCGCCTGACTGCTCGGCCGCGTAGGCCAGCTGGCTGAGCGATTCGGAGGAGGCTCCGGTCCGCTTCGCCATGTCGTCGACCTGTGCCCCGGATTCCGCAAACGAAAACACGGCCGCTGTGGCCTTTGTGACGCCCTGGGCGAACAGGTTCCCGATTCCAACGGCCGCTATACCGGCCGAGACCGAGCGAAACAGAGCAGGCACGCGCGAGAGCGAACTGCGCAGCGGCTTGTCATCCGCGGATATCCGCACAAACGCCTTGGCTGCTTCGATTGCTCGCGCATTGCTCATTTTTCAAATACCTTTCGAATCGAATCGGGACCGTAGCCCTCAGCCCATTGCATTTCGCCCGCGTACCAGCCGACCATCGTGCTCACCACCTGCACGCCCGACGCGCCTCGTGAGGCTTTCTGATGTTGCGGATGAAAGTCCGTGAATCTGTACCACTTATCTGTCTGCTTGCGTCGCCGCGAGTTGAACACCCCGGCAACGACGTGACTGCTGTGCATGAATGTCTGATACGTGATGGCTTCATATCTCCACAGCAGTCGCCTCAGTGAAATGTTCTCGGCCTGATGGCCCACGACAGCAATCAGCTTTTCGACCCACTCCCATGCGTCATCGATTGGCTGAGCACCGAAGTGAACTCGGGCTGATTTATTTTCTCGATGATCTCCTGCTCTGCCTGGTCTCCGATTGCCGCCCACTGACTCTGTGTCCGCTTGAGAATCGCCAGAAGAATTCTCCGCGGACGGGAGGGGAAAAAATCGATCAGTCCCCAGATCAGTGCCTCCGAGGCCGCCTGAAACGCATCACCGTCAAAGAGATCGTAGAACGCATTCAGATCCTTCTCGGCGATGCTCTCCACAATGGACAGCACAGCCAGTACGAGTGACGGATTTTCAGCCAGCCGCGTCAACACGGGATCGACATGATCGGTCGCATGCAGTGTGGCGAGCAGGTCCAGACCGCAATGCTCTTTGATCTGCATGGCCTGCCGGACGGTGAACGCCACTCGATGCGTGGTGCCGTGCCGGTCCGTCCAGACAGCTTTGCTTTCTGACATGATTGCTCCGTCCTTTTGTGTCCTATTGCCTCACCTACGCCGAAAAATTACGGCGATGTGGGTTCCGGCGATGTGGGTTCCGGCGTTGTGGGTTCCGGCGTTGCTGGTGTTGCTGGCGTCGCGTGGCTCGCCACCTTGCCCACCACGATCAGCTCGCACGTGCCCTTGACCGTGCCGTCCTCGTTCAGGACCGTAATCTTCTCTCTCTCTCCAATGCCTGCCATGGTGTCTCACCTTGTTGTGTGTAATGGAATGAAATGATCGCGAAGTGAACCCAGACCGACCGACTGACTACGCCGTGACAGCGACCGTCGAGTTGTAGACCGTGCCGATGGCGGCCGGCACGATCTCAATTGCGACCTTGACGGTGTCTCCGTCCGGCCGTGATTCGGTCCACTTGGAGATTTGCCCCTCCATCCGAAACGTTTGGTTTCCAGACAGAAGGATGTCGCCCGTGCAGAGCGCAAAATGCAGAACCGTGTTCGCGAAGTATGCGTTTTTCAAAACGAGATAATTCACGCCCGGCGAGCCGACTCGCACCTGCAGGTTCGCAGTGATGGAGTTCTTCAGCTTGCCGAGAATCGTTCTGACTTCGGCGTCGCCCCGAACATTGCTTTCGGCCGAGCGTCGTTCGCTGCTGATTTCGTCGTCAATGACACAATCAACCTCGGTCAAAGCACCCGCACCGCCCAGCGTCGCGCTGTAGTACATTTTTGCGTCGTCGCCAAGACGTGGTCCGATGATGGCTGCTGGCATAATGCAGAATCCTTAAAAGATTTCGATCAAAATATCTGTGTCCGTGACGCCGCGATGCTGCGGGTGTGTTATTCCGCCGGCGGTGTCGGCTCGGCCGAGCTGTCGGCCACGGCCTCGGCCGCTGTTTGCGCAGGGACGTCTGATTCGGCGGAAGGAGTGTCAGGTGCTTTCGCGGCCTTCTTGGCCGGGGCTTTCTTCGCGGGTGATGAGGCCGGGACGTCGGGCTCTGCCGGTTTGCCACCGGTGACGATGACCGTCAGGGCATCGACCTTTTCCGCCAGCGTGCTCGTGATTGCGGTTAGTGATTGCACCTGTTCTAAGACTTCGTTGAGATTCATGGGCACACCTTTCGGGAGTTCAAAATGGGAAATCGATAAACTTAGCCGGCAGCGGCCTTCAGGTAGTCCGGAAGCCGAGGCTCAATGATCGTGTAGGCTGGCTCCATAAATGGATGCACGCGTTCCAGCTGGCGGAGTGACGACATTCCTCCTTGCCGGACCTGTGTCCGCTTTTTTCCGATTGCCGCGGGGCCAATCAGCACGCTGGTCTTGTCCTCAGTAAGCGCAAACCAGAGCCGGTGCCTCAATGGCGAGGTCCCGGAGTCCCACGTCACATGCAGCATCGGCGGCTTGCCCGGCAGGCTCGTACGATCCGGCCGCCGAGGCTTGACCGTCGTTTTCCCGTCCTGATAGAGCTGCCGGGCTGTGTCGTAGTTGGCCCGCTCGAAGCGATTCAGCTCCCCGATTTGTTTCTGCGGGGCCTTCCGCAGCATTCGCCTGGCCGTCGTGCGGATCGCCCCACCAGCTCGGCGAAAGAACTTTTGCGTGATCGGGTTCAGCGTCTTTGCAAAATCGCGATCAAGGAATCGCGACTGCATCTTGAGCTGCGAGAAGCTCAGACGGATCGAGTGAAAGTAGGCTCCGGTTGCCATGGCGTTACGTCCTCGCTCCGGCAAACGTGTAGTACACCGCTTCGGTGACGCTCACGAAGAGTTCGCTCTGATCCATCATCTGAGCGTCACAGACCACGGACGTGCTGACCGCTTTTCGCGCAAACGACTGGGATCCGACCGTGATATTGCGGAACGTGGTCGACGTCCTGAGGTGGTCTCTGAGCAGCTCCGTGAAATCATCCCACGCGTCCGAGTCGGCCACGGCCAGACTCGGACAATTAGCGATGACGACGATTCCGATCGTGATGTCCTCGGCCACATCTCCGCGTGTCGTCTGGTCGGTGATTTCGGAAGAAATCACAGCGATTACCGCCGGATCCGAGGCAGGCAAATCGTTCAGCAGATGCGTGACGCTTCGGCAGCGCGCGACGCCGACTCCGGCCGGGAGTGATCCCCAGGCGAGAATCAGCGCGACGATTGCGTCCGCCAGCGTTCGCGATCGGCTTGCCATCAGCTGCGTTCCTTCGTGTGAATGCGGTATGTGGTCTGTGCGTCGCGATCGTGCCACTGCCAGAGCTGTCGATCGCCGCCCATCGGGAGAACTCGGTACACCGTGCCATCGGCCGTGGTGATCGTGGCGTCCCGCTGAGGCTCGAGCGGAGTTCCCGCGTGGACCAGCTGGGCCGACTCGATCAGCCAGTCAGTGCTGCGGTCGCCGATCCGGACGTTGGGATGGACCGCATTGCGGTCCCAGTTCGTGGAGCCCCGAACCGCGTTGGATATTCCGATCGTAATGACGCCATGCCGGTACGTGACAGCCTCGCCTCTTAGGCGGCGGGTGGCCGCCTGAGCTGCAGACGTGGCACGTTGAACGGCAGTGGACATCCCATCGAATCCGGTACCGGGCCTCAATCGCTGTGAATTACGCCAGCTGCAGTAGCTTGAAAATCAGCGAAGCCGTGGACGCATTGCTGGCCCCGGTCTTCGTCGCTTTGATGCGTACGTATCGCTGCACGTTCGTCGGAAGGCGGAATCGCTTGGTGTTCGTCGCGGCCCCAGCACCGCCGGCCCCTGTCTGCACAAAGAGCGAAGCGATCAGGTCCGTCGGTGACGTAAACGCCGCGTCAGTCGCTGTCTGCACGATGTACGTGATGGTCTGCGTGTCTCCGAGTTCCGTAGTGGTCAGGGCAGGAGCAAAGACGGAGAATTCAATGTCCGCGAGCAAATCGGCAGACGTCGACACAGTTTCGAGGTCGATTCCGGAGCTGGTGGTGGAGGCTGCACCGTTTGGCAGAGCCTGAGTGATCGTGTACGTTTTGTCAGCCAAACCGAGCACGGCGCCGAGGCAGCAAAGCAGCAGGGCGACCGCAGCAAAAAATGAAGATGGGCACATGACACTGGTCCTTGGTGGTTCGTGTGAAATTGAAATTGTGGAGGTTGTGGCAGGTCTGAAGGAAAGAATGCCCCGTCGGCGCGCCGACGGGGCGGGTGATCGCAATCGCTTACAGAGTCAGCGCCTCAACATCGCTGAGGGATTCCGTCACGATGATTGGCACACCGTCGTAATCCATTGGCAGCGGAGCCTCTTTGCCAGTGTCGTTTGTGGCAGTGCGTGAGTCTCGCAATTGCCGTCGGCTGCGTTTTGTCATGAACAGCGCATCCGGCCGAACACCGACAGCAAACAGCTCCATGAGAGCACTGAGCTTTGCGTCGGTCAGCGTCTTGCCGCTGTCTGCTGTCAGTTTCTTGAGGCGTGCCACGTACCGTGGGCTGCTGATCTGCAGGCCAGGGTAGAGGCACATTTCCTGAAAGTACGCGGTGTAAGGATTGGACGAAGCGTCATTGACGTCGCGAGTTTCCACTTCACTCGGTTCCATGATGCCGTTCGCACCATAAACCCAGCGCACAGCTTGCGGACCGAATTTGACGGCCCAGACGCTGCTGCCTGTCGCGGCTGTTGTGCCGCCGGCGTCGACGACCATGTTCGTCGCATCATACACGTCGAGCAGGCCGAGAAATCCCTTTGCATGTCCGTTGTATGTCGTGTTCCGCCCATAGTAGAACTGCCGGCCGAGCTGCAGCACAGCGGCTTCGGTCACGCCAAACGCTTCATCGGCCATCAGCATCTGCCAGCCGTCTTCGGACTTGTCGGCGATGGCTTTGTCGACCGTCCATCTCGGGTTCATGATAAAGGTTTCCACCAGCCGATTGGCCCAGGTGGACTTCAGGCCGGTGGCCCCTTCGTTCGCGTCGCGGAATCCGACGGTCGGAATTCCGGTGCGAACCAGTGTCTTATAGGACGTCCCTTTGATCGTGCGCGCGTCAGCCACGCCCGGGATGGCGATCCGCGTTTCGGGATGCAGCCCGGAGACTTCAGGGACCGCCTTGGTGGCCTCTTCGATGATGCCAACAACGGCGTCGGACCCATTTCGCTTCGCAATGTCCAGAATGGTCAGTGGCACTGGAGATTCCCCTTTCGGTTTGGAATCCCCGTCACGGTGTTTTTGAATTCAGAAACCCCATCTCGGGAGAATGCGGGCCCCGGTGGCGATCCGGAAACCCGCCTCCCGTGACGGAGACGCATCAAATCAATCTGGTTCGTTGAGTCGCATAACGCTGGCGTTATGCCCCCTTCAGTTTCATCGCGGCCGCAAACGCTGCCCGGTTTTCTCCACCGGACAAAGCGAACTGTTTCCGCTGCGGGTCATCGGCGCCAGCGGGTTTGCCGCTTGTTTCGATCGGTTTCTCCTGACCCAGTGAGCCGCCGAACTGTTTCAGCTGGCTCTTCAGGTCGTCGATTTCCTTGTCCTTCGTGACAAGAGTTTCTGAAAACTGTCTGGCCTCGGCTTTGGCCTGATCTCGCTCGTGAATCGCGAACTGGTACCGAGCGGCGTCGAGGCTCAGGCCGGCCGTCAGGAATTCCGTGCCTTTGTCGCCGAACTCCCCGTGGAACTGTTTCAGCATTTCGATCGAAATGCTGCCAGCGGGCTGCTGGCCGAATTGCTTTTCGCCGTCCGCGGGAACGGTGGCAGCGGAATTCGCTGCTGGTGCTGGTGCTGTGCTCACAATCGATTCCTCTGTCGGAGCGGTGGTAATGGAGACGGACACGGTGTCCTCTGCCTCCGTCTTCGAAAATTGAGTGCGTGTGTCCGGATCCACTCCGTAACGGCAGATCGCGATCGCTCGCAGCGGCCATTTGCGGACGACATACCCGGGACCGGAAAACTGGCGGCCGTTGACCTCGGTGCTGACCAGATCTGGGATGTATTCAATCTCGACTTCCGGACCATTCCAGTCGATCGAAGCCTCATAAGGCACTCCGGCTTTGCCCTTCCGATAGACCTCGTCGGCCTTGTCATTGGGCTCTGTAGTGACAAGCGAACCGCTCACCTCGAGGCCGGCGTCGGTCACGCTGAACTGATTCGCGAAGCCAAGCACCTCATCCCAGCCGTGAGCCCAGTCGACCGTCACAGAATCCTTTCGCAGGATCATCCCGGAAAAGTCGTGCACGATGCGGCCCCAGTAGTAATGCTCAATGGCTTCCAGAGATCTGGCCATCATGCGAAACGGCATAATGCCCGTTTCGGGATCGCTGTCAGCAAACTGCATTTTGGCGCCGACCGCGAATCGCAGAACGGACGCGGGCACCTTGGCCACATCAATTTTTGGTCGATCGATCTTCGCTCGATCAATTGTGGGAGTGCTCAAGCGATGATCTCCGTGGTGGGAACTGTGGCTGATTTGTCGGGCCTGGCTGGCTTGCTGGAATCAATTGGAGTGCCAAACGACAGAGACATTGGCAACTTCGCCGGCTGGAACGCCAGGGTGAACCCGAGCTCTTTGGCCTTGGTGAATTCCTCGGACAGCCCTTTGAGATTGTCTGACCAGATTCCGAGGCCTCGTTCGTCGCAGACCTGCTGCAACGTCTTCAGGCCCGCTGCGACGGACATCAGGTCGACCGTCAGCTCTTCGTTCGGGTTCCACCATGGCATGCCGCGAGGCACCCATTTCCATTTCACGTCCTTCAGTTCCATGCGACGAGGCAACACAATTTCGCCGGTACCGCCAAACTCAGTTGGAAGCATCCACTGCGACATTCGCCAGATCGTGTAGCGCCGGTGCAGCTCGAGCTGATCTTCGCGTTTGCTGAGGCAGCTGCGATCGTATTGAATCCAGGCCGCTTTTGACCCAAAGAAATTCGTGTGAGACTCGTCGAACATATTGAACGGCAAGTCCAGAGCCTTGATGGCGATCGCGATCGACAACTCCAAAAACTGCTGAGTCTGCGTGCTGGGATTGTTGGAGTGAATCAGCTCGATCTTTTCGTCTTTGTCCAGATCAAAGCCTTTGATGCCCTGGCCAAGATCGTAGCTCGGGGGCGCGGTCGGCTGGTCGTCCGATTCCGCTTCGGCTTCAGTGTCGCCGTCAGTGCCAAACTCAGTCTCAAGAGAATCCGAGGCCTGATCTCGCATAAAAGCCACGCCGAAGATCTGATCGAGCTTCACCTTTGCGGCCATCAGTTCTTTGGTCTCGTACACATCGCGAAACTCGTTAAGGGCTCCTGCGATCGGACTGATTCCGCGTATCTGATCGAAACGTCCCTCAAACGCGGCCAGCATCAGAAACTGGCTGGCGGGCACGACTCGTTCACTGAGCATGCCGAACTGGTCTCGCTCTGTCAGGCAATAGGCGACGGCCCGGCGACCGGATCCCAGTTTGACCCCCTGTTCCCAGCGAGCCTGATCCGTGCGGAGTTGCAGGGCAGGATTCTTCACCATGTGAGATTCGATGCCCTGCAGCTGTCGGCTGCGCAGCGTCAGAAACCCGCAATCGCCGTCCAGCAGCTTGCGCACCTCCGCCAGCCGACGCATACGGTTCCAGCTGTGACGCCCGCCAACGTCACAGTTCTCGGGCCGGCAATCCCTTTCCATCAGGGTTCTGAGGTCCTGATTAAGTGATTCTTCACCGGTGCACGGCTGAAAGTCGAACAACGTGGTGTAGTCCAAGTGCCGTCGAATGGCCCAGGCGAACAAAATCGCGTTTCGGTGCAGATCCATCGCGTTCGACGATAAACGCACCCTCGCGGATCGATCGAGGATTTTGTCTTCCGGACGAATTTGTCCGGACGCCGATCTGCGGTTCTTGCTCGAACTGACGGCGTCATATCCGTCAGACGCCGCGGCGAACTGGTACGGACTGGCGGACACGTGCGCGGTGAAGGTCCCCGGCATGGACTGCACTTGGCTCATGATTCCGATTCCTGCCAGGAGACCGCCGAGGCAAGCGGCAAATTGGATAGTGACAGCCCGACGCATTCAGCGGCCCCCCATGTTGAAATTGAAAACCCGGTGGCGGCGACGTTTGACGCCCAACTTCTGTTCGAGTTTGGCTCGCTCGCGGCGCAGGGTATCGTGATCGAAACTGGTTGTTTCCCCGTCGACAGTGTTCGACGCGACTCCCGTCTCAAGTGTCGCGTCGATGGCCGCGATGCGTTCACGAATCTCGGTGGGCGTAGGCATACCCAAGGAACATCGGACGTAGATTCCCGACTTCGCAACGTCGAACGCAGCAGATTTCGAAAGAAATATTGCTAATCGTAATATCCGTTGAGCTGTGTCAGCCCTTGGTCAGCCCGTGGACTTACCTTTGCGGTTTTCGTAGGTGGAAATCTGGCGGTGCTGACCGCAGTGACTGCAGGCCGCTTTCCTGCGCACGATGTGCGTGTACGGCTTTCCCTGATGCACGCCGGCGAACGTCACGGTGAACACTGGGCCGAATGGCTTGCCGATCTCTGTAGAGTCGCATTTCCTGCAGCGTGACAGATGCACCTCGCCGTGATCGTACTGGATGTTTTTGGCGCCTTCCGGGCGACCGGGAGCACGTTTCGATTTTGCGGACATTCGGATCAGCCTTTCAGGAGTTCACCAAATTGGACCATGCGCCTTTCGACGTTTCTTTTTGCGTCGGTTGTTTGCAGGGTTCAGAATCGCAGCGTCCGGAAGCTGGCAGCCCAGCATCGAACCAAGCATGCCATTTCCCACGCCGCAGTCCCAGAAATGATTGTCTGGCCGCTCCGGACGTTGCTCCCAGACTTCGACAGTGCGTTGGGTGTTCACGTCATGGATCATGCTGGAGTACTCCGACAGCATATGATCCGCGTACATCGTGTGATCGCGGCCGGCGAACAGCGTCACTGCGCCGGGTGACTCCTGCGGAATCAGCAGCCGATCGCGGTGGAAACTTTTCCAGTAGTCCACATCGTAGAGAAGGTGCCGAATCGCGTCCTTTTCCTTTGGGGATCGCAACCGCCAGAATGACCCGCAGTTGTCACCGGGTTGTTTCTTCAGGTCATTGAGCGCCACTTTGGGGGGCCGAAACGACCGACCGTGAGTAGGAATCAGGCGTGCCACGAATCCCGACTTGCGGACAGCTGCCTTGACTGTTTCTGTTTCCCAGTTCGCATCGATGCCGGCCACGTTCAGTTTCAGAATGTGTCCGTCTTCTCTCTGCCATTCCTTGGAAAAAAGCAGCGTGAACAGATCTTTGATGCCCGCGGTCAAACGAGCCTGCAGCGTGGCATGCTGAGGATACATGCTGTCGAGAGTGAGCGTGATGTCCGACAGCGAAAAGTACGTGCGGGGTTGCCCTGGCCACGTTCCGTAGGCGACAACCCAGCTGGTGGAATCTTTCGCGTGTGCGCGCACTTCGTAGAACAGGCATTTGCCCTGAACGTCGCAAAAAGCCGTAACGTATTCGGCTTCGATCGGGACAGATTCCGCTTTCAGGTGATGCATTCGCACCGAGACTGTATCTCGATCGAGCACAGGCTGATTGTTCACTGTGAATCCGGCCGGATTGTTCATCAGCTCGGACCAGAATCCCTGCCTGTCTCGAAAAAACCAATCCATAGCCTGTTCGAGCGGATCCAAAAACCGATCTGGATCGTAACCGTCCTTCCAGACAATGTTGGCGCCGGACTTCATTGCCTTCATGTTCTTTTTGTAGAACTTGTGCGCGTCTGTAAGGTCTTCGTCTCGGCGGAGACTGGCTTCTCTGATCTGATTCCATGCGAACCAGAGATCCATGGCCGTTTCATCCGGCAAAGAATCCAGAGCTGCGTGGCGCACTCCGTGCCAGTCGGGATGCTTATCGCGATCCAAAACTCTATCCGCAACGTCACCCGGTTCGATGACCGTCATCGTCATGAGGCAAGACCACGCCTCACCGGCCCCAGGAAGCCCCGGTAACGCTGCCTGCACGACGCGTTCCCGTCGATAGCAGCTGCGTTTCGAAGCGGCGCTTTGTTCGGTCTGCGGATCATCCACAAGCCCGATTGTTGGTCGTTTCGTTTCACCGTCAATCACAATGCGAGCGCCGCGGATCTTGCTGCTCAAAATTCCGCCGGCACGGATGACGGCACCACTCTGGCCGGACACGTCGCCGAGGCGCAGTTCGAAGTCGGACGCGAAGACTCGGGTCCGCTCGCCACAGCAGAGTTGAGCTTTGCCACGCTGATTGACGCCTTCCAGTTCCTTAATCGGAATGCAGAGTTCCGGAAAGTCCTCCAGCAGCAGCGGATTCGTCTCGAGCTCCGTTCTGATGTCCGCAATCATTGCCTTTGCCGCTTCGTTGCTGGCGCCGATCAGCATGGCGAACGTATGATGGCGGTACGCAGCCGCCCAGATGACGCCGCGGACACAAAGCGACGTCTTTCCCCAGCCTCGAGGGATTCCCATCGCGAGCAAAGCCCCCACAAGAACCACCATCTGGATGAGTTCGATTAGCCGCTTGTGCACGCTGGACCACTCATGCTGAAAGGTGCCGGGAAAATACGTTTTGCAGAACCTGCCGAAGTCTCGTTCACAGCGAGCTCGCCTCGCATGGTTCAGGGGTGCAGGAATCGAACCGATGTCGCGGCCGGCTCGCGATCGATTGCGTTCGCGGTCCGCCGCACGATCCTTGTGTTCTTCGTAGGATTGCCGCTGGAATTCCGACACTGCTGGCGACGGACTGACAGACCTATGAGCAGAAGCGGGAGAATTCGCTTTGGGCGGCTTCGTCAGAGAATTCTTTGGCTTCTTCTTCGCGGGCTTTTCGGCAGCGTTCGCAGTCCGCTTCTTCGCAGCTTTCGCAGACGCCTTTTGCGTTGGTTTTGGCGTCTGCTTTGGCTTCGAGGCTTTTGACGGTTTTTTTGAGTCGCGCATGAGGCATTGCAATGGGCCTGTGTGAAATGGCCACCGGGGGGAGTTCGCCGGCATGGAGCCGAACGAACTCCAGCCCGTGGCACGTTACGGAGTCTTCGGCAGCAGATCGCTGAAGCGGCCAAGACCGATGTCCAGTGAATCATCCGAGGTAGGTTGTGGGGCCAGTTGGGGTGCAGTGGGAGTCGGCTTGTTGATCAGCTGGTGCAGTGCATATCCGGCGATGCCCGCCACCGGCACAGCGAGCAGCGCAGCTCCAACGGCAGCGCCAGCGAGCACTTTGCCGAGGCCGCTTCCCTGCTGCCCATTGATCACGATGGGCGTTGGGTGCAGAACGTTGTCGCCGAGGATTGTATTTCCCATGTCGTTTCCCGCCGGCTGTTCCTCAGTTTCGCCCCATGCGGTTTTCCGCACGTGGCGATTCTCGGCAGCGATGTTCTTTTCGGTTTCAGCCTGGTGATGCTGAAGTGACCGCATGCCCAGCAGGCCGGTCAGAGTCTCGATCTTCCATCGGCTGAGCGCCGCTTTCTGAATCGTCTTCAGCGGCGAGAATGATTCCGGAAAGCTCATCAAATGCGTTCCTGCTGATCGCACCAACAGTCCGGGCAGAAAGTCTTTCGAACTTTGCCCGGTCCTGTCGATTCGATTTCAAAATTCCTCTGAGAACTTCTTCGAGCTCAGACATTACTTCTGCGCGTTGGCAGGTCCTGCAATCGGAGTGGCCAGAATGCCGCTGGCGGTGCGACCTTCAACCAATCCAGTGTCTTTAAAATTTGCGACCATGGTGCCCTGCAGAGCGCCCATTGCAATGTCGCCCACATTGCGAGAGTTGCGATTGCTCGCCTGAATGTTGCCGGCCGTCTCGGTCATCATGACCTGGCCGACGCCTTCTGGAAGATCCAGTGCCATCGTCTTTGTTCCTTCATCTGGTTCAGCGGGGAGAATAATTTCGACGACGCCATTCCCCAAAACTGGCGCAGTCACGGTTTCGACAGGTGCTGAGATTTCCGTCGGTTCCTCCGCCACATCTTCTGTGGACTGTTCTTCAGATTCCTCAACGGATTCTTCATCGGGCATCGGACATACTCCTGAGCCGTTTCAGATCGAGTACAACCGGTTCACCTGGTGCGTAGGTTTCATCGTCAACGATCTTTCCGTCACTCGACAGCACGATTCGAAATGGCCGTCGTTCGAGGTCCGAGAGTCGCTTTTCGAGGCCGGAAACGCCCGGGGAATGACCGGCTGCCCCTGCTGCCCCTGCTGGTCCCGGTGGACCGGGCGGCCCGGCTGGCCCTCTCAGCTGGTCCCTGTTGGCGTCGAGCCACGCATTGACGACGGCCTCGACTTGTTCCTGATTGACGTTTTTGCCGGCCGGGCCTTGCGGTCCAGGCGGGCCGGCTGGACCAGCTGGTCCCTGTTGATAAATTGTTTGCGGAGCTAATCGCACGGGTGCGGGTTCAATCGTATCGACGATTTTCGGAGGGCCGACCGGAATGCCAATGCCGATCATCGGCTGCTGGATCTGCGGTCTGATGCGAATCGGGCATCCTCCAGGAGGACACCTGCGGCCGTATTGCGTCTGAATAAAAGCGACGAGTGTCTCTGCCGGCACAAATCCCGTTTCTGTACCGCGAAGATCATGGCGCGTCGCTGCGGGCCGCTCATCGACATAGTGCGTCACGATCCCGATCACTGTGGGGCCTTGTTCGGTATCGCACAGCACCGGGCCTCCGGAATCGCCTGGGATCACATGCTCGCCGTCTTCACCTCGCAAGGTGCTGTCAGAGGTCAGCGTTGCCCGGAAGCCAAACGACTCACCACTGCGGTTAAGCGCGGGACCGTAGCCGGCGACGAGTACTTGAGCTCCTGCAGGCGTGCGGTCGCTGATCGGCGTGACATTCAGTGCGGCGTCTACTTCCACAATGGCGAGATCTGCCGTGGGATGGACAAAGGTCTGTCGTGCGGCGATCCACTCCCGCCGATTCGAGACCCACACACTTCCCGGGCGATCGGCGACGACGTGGCCAGCCGTCAGAAGCGTCGAACGCCCTTCAGAGGATCCCACGCAGACGGCGGTACCGGATTCCTCGACGTGCTGGCCATTCCGCAGATAACTGATCTCGATCGGATAGACATCGGCCTGAGAGTCACCCGCACAAGCCAGCAGGCACACGACCACCGCCAGGCGTTTGAGGCACGTGGATATTTCGATCGAAATGTGTTTGGGCATGGTCCACATCAACGCAGCCTCCAATCTTCTGGGCAGGTGAACTCGGTCAGGTGCTGGTAAGTGCCCGATGCCACCAGTCGTCGCATCAGGCCGGCAGGAGTGAACTTCGATGGATTCTCTCGGCATAGTCGGCCAAGACGTTGCAGGACCGCTGCCAGCAGCTCGCTGCAGAACAAGGTGTCCAACTGGTTTCGCCAGAGACTAAACCGCTTCAGAATCCGAGTTCCGCTGCACAAAGCCCCGGCCGTGTCGTAGGTGATCGGCTGTTTTTGGGTGTTTTGTCCATCACCGATGACCATTCCCATCAGCATTCGCAGCTGATGGATTTCGGGCGGGGTCAGCGAATCGAATTCGGTGAGTCGATAAACTGCCACGCGACCACCGGCGGAAACATAGTCCTGGATGCGACTTGTGATCTGATGGACTTGGCAACCGCTGACGGGGGCTTCCGCCTCGAGGCAGGGCCGTTTGGCCAGTGTCGTTGACTCCCACCAGTAACAGGTTTTGTGGTTCGGATAAAAGCGTGGGCATGCGATCGCCACGTGCGCAGGAGCCCAACGAAAATGTCGAGGTCCGAAGAGGCTGGCGGTCTCAAGGCTGATGCCAAACGAAACGAGATCATGTCCCCAGCAGGCAAAGATATCGCCCGCATTGGGGACATATTCGGACTGATGCTTCGCTGTCAAGAGGTTGCTCCTGGTAAGGGGTTCGTCAGGCGCTGAAAACGGTTCCAGCATTTTCTGATGCGCCAGACCTCTCCTTCGATCCGCAGCTCAGCAATATGATCCAGTCGATAATCCCTCAACACGATGTGGCGATAGAGGCCCTGCCAGACAGGCTTCGCAGGTTTAATCAAAAATCGCTTCAGCGCTTCCAGCGGGATGACCTCGCCGGTTTCGCTGTTGCGGAACTGGGCCACTGCGGTCTGCACTTTGATCTCGATATACAACAGCGTTTCGCCGTGCTCTGTGACAAGCGCGACAAGCGGCGAGTTTTTCACTCGCTGCCCCCAGCTGCGTGACAAGGCTCGAAAGTCCGCTGGCTTCCACTCGCGCACTCTCTGGCGGTTCACTGCCCTGGAATAACGCCAGTTGATGAAGCCGTTGACATTGCAGATCTTTGCCACGCGGCCGGCGAACGGATTGTTTGTGATCCGCATGTCCGGTTCAGTCAGTGCAGTCATACCAATCGGAGCGGCGTCGCGTCTCTTAAACAAACGCCGCTCGAGTTGACTCTGAGAAAGCAACAACTGGCCCGCCATCGTCCGATTCCGTAGTATGGAGGGGCGAGCCCGGAAAGACAAACGCACTACGCTCGCCGCGCCTCCAATCTTCGTTTTGCAATGTAGATTGCACCCACTGCAAGGCCCGAGGCGCTAATTTATGGTGATGCAGGCAAACACTGGCGGATCAGGTTCACTCGCTCAGATCTTCAATGCACACGCTCCAGGGGAAGGGCGTACGAAGACCATCGGCATTTCGCTTCCACCCTCGATTGCAAAAAAACTGAGAAGAGTCGGCAATCGGGGGAAGTCGATCAGCGATAAGCTGCTGTCTGTGATCGATGCGGAAAAGCTCAACGCGCTGCTTGCGGAGGATGATGCGCACCAAGGGACGACCTGAGTCGTCTTCTGTCGCTGATTGACGGACGACGGTCCGAAATTAAGCCTTACCTACACGCATGTTTTTCCATTCATCGCCTGACCGATCAGCGTGATCCCATCCACTGGCAACTTCAACGCTGATCCCGGCCCGATGACGTGTATCTCTGGCACGCCGCCCCAATCCCAAATCTCTCGCATCGTCCGATCCGATCTGACTACGTGTCACGTTTTGCCTTCATCCACGTTTTGCCTTCATCCACCTTTTAAATGCGGCACTTTTTCGAAGCGTTTTATCAACGTGGTCGCTTCGGTCGCTTCCGAACGTCTCAAGGAATGCGGACACGTCCAAAGTCATCCACAACGTCAGCGAGCCTTTCGTCCCGAACTTGCCGGGCTTGCGCCCGGAACCTTCGCGGTATCCGCCACGTTTCATTATCTTTACCTCGAAATCTTTACCTCGAAATCCATATCCATCGCACTTCCTGTTATGCTCGCGTGTTTCTGCTGGAGCAGATACTTCACACGATTCGTTTTGACATTATCTCGCTGGAAACCGCCAACCATCACTACCGCAGGCGGTGACATATCTCCGGAAAACACCATCGCCGCCAAGATCGCTTCCGCCACAGTGTTATCCACCGTGGTGCCTATCGCATTAGGAAATTCTTCGCAGAAAAAACCGCGATCAGTTTCGTGTGTCAGTGTCAGTGTCAGAGTGCTCATACTGATTCGCCTTTCATGATTCCGCGAAAGTCCGGGCCTCACTGTGAGGCCCGGAAAACAGAAGCCCTACATTCCGCAGGCGATTTCCATTGCATTCAGAATCTCATTCTGGTTTGCGATCTCTGCAGCCAATGTGGTGGCTGGCGTCAATCCGCGTGCCCACTCCAGAGAGTCCCAATTTCCGTCTGCGTGCGAAAGGATCATTTCTGCCAGAAAGCAGAATTCACCTTTTGCGACGATTGGTTTGGCCTGATATCCGTCTGCCGCCTTGGCGTCGTATTCTGCGAGCATCGCAGAACCGGCGTCCGCAATCGCTGCGGAGAACTCTCGGATCTGTTCTATCTGCTGTTCTACAATTTGTCGTGTCATCGTTCGTTTCCTTGGTTCGGGTTTGCGTTTCACTTCCACTGAGTCGAATAATATCAGTATCGCTTGATTCCCCAAGCGTAATGCAAACCATTTGGAAAGATTTTCCCAGATGGTATGTGATAGATTCGCCCTCCAATGTCACTGTGATCGTATCGCGACCGTGATTAACCACCGCACGATAAAGGAGATGCTTTTGCCCGCTGTCACTGATGCAGACGACAAACGGCGTTGCCGGTGGATTGATACACGCATCAAGCAAATCGACACGATGAGCCTTGGTACATGCCTTGCGATCGCCTGCCGTAATGATCCACGAATAGCCGCGTGTCTTTTGGTTGCTCTTGCGGGTTCCGTCAATCAATTGCAAATCAATGCCCTCTTGCATCGCATCAACGCAACCAACGCAAACCCAATTGGATAACGTGACGGTATCCAATCCGGCGCGACCGGTTGATTCATAGCTTCCCCAGACTTACCCTTCTTGCGCCAACTCCGCATCGTCTGGCAGCACATGCACACCGCCACGGCCACCGCGTTTTCGGCGCTGGCACAGCAACGCCACCGCCTCCGGCGCAGAAAATCGCTGGCACAACACCAGCCACTCAAGATATTCACTGGCTG